ATTGTGACTACTGTAGAAGTCATAAGAAACTAGGTACAGTCGTCACTCTGAACGACCTGATTGAAATGTAAATAAATTAAACAAGCCGTGCATTCTTGTAAAACTGCGAACTAGAAAGCGTCAAAAATGGTCATGTGACCTTGGACGAGCGACTGCCCGTATTTAGCCAAACTCACAACAACAGAGGCAGTCGCATTTTTTTGAAAAATAATAACAGGAGATTTCCAATGAAAAATCTGACCTTGTCGTTAGACATTTCAACTACTGCGACAGGCTGGGCTTTATTTGAAGGCTCTGACCTTGTCGAGAGTGGTGTCTTAAAACATAAAAGTAAGTCATTCTTTGAACGTGGGCGCTTCATGGCTGGAGAATTAAGAACCATTCAATTAAGAGCTTTACAACACTATGAAGGGGTGTTTGAGTCGATTGTGGTCGAGAAAAATTCAGTCATGGGTCCTAATCAACAATCTATGATCAGTATCGGAATTGTGACAGGCCTTATCCTTGGACGGTTAGTCGCTGACAACGTGTATTTTGTGAACGTGTCGACCTGGCGCAAGTATTGGAAGTTCAGCTATAAAGACCGTAGCAAAAAATCTATGAAACTGCAATCCGTTGCTAAAGTGTCCGAGAACTTCGACCTGAACGTAAAAGATGACGAGGCAGATGCGATCTTGATTGGTTCATATTTTGTAAATCATGGCCACGAATTCGGAGACCTGGAAAACCACAAAATAAGTTATGGAGTATAAATATGAGTTTCACTGTGACATTATATTTTGACAACATGGTAGATGAAACCCACTTCTTCAAAAAAGAAGAGGATGCTATCAAATGTAGAACCCGATTAGAGAATAAGTATCGAGGCGAGCGCTTATATCGTGTCAAGCTCGAAAGGGTAGAATAATGAGCGTAAATGAAGAACTACTCAAGGGCTACAAGCACTCGCTGGAGCTGGCAAACGAAAGAATAGCGGAGTTATCTAAACCCACTATTAAATCACTAGCACACTCACGGTCAGCAGAGCGTGACTTTCTCAAGAAAAAAGCTAAATATTATGAAGATAAAATAAAGGAGTTGGAAGATGAATAAACAAGAATTGATTGAAAAAATTGAAGCCTTACCAGCAGAAGATTATAAATATAGACCATACATTGATAAGAAAATGGTTTTAGGTTTAGTCAGACAACTAGACGAACCAGAAAAAATCGTAGTATCTGAGGAAGAAGCAAAATTTCTTAAAACGTTTGATTTTAATTGTAAAAGTGACGTTGCAGCAGCTTTATATAATATTTCAAGAACTGGCTATGGTTATCATTTAACAGATAACAATGGCACAAAATTAAAAGGCTTGTCTGAAGAGTTTAGGAATATTGAAAATAGAAAAAGATTAATAAGAGCTATACTTTTCGGTTACGAGGTCGAGAAAGAAAAGCGGTATACAGTAACGGTCAAAGGGGATATTAAAGAAAAATTGTTGGTGTATGGAAAAACCGTGAAAAGGTATTTCTTCACAAAAGATTATGACTTATACAATGTTATCTATTCACACACCCGCAAACAATTAGAAGAAGCTGGCTTTGGCTGGGTGTTCGATTGTCCAGGGATTGAGATTGAGGAGGTGAAAGAATGAACCGACTGAAAAAAGATTTTATTCTAACTATCGAAAATTTAAAAATTGATATTTTGAAAATAGCCGATGAATTAGACGGCTATGAGTTGAGCAATATCAAAAGACATGCAAGGGGACTATATGAAACTCTTGTATGGTTACAATACGAAGCAGAGGAAAAAGAAGAATGAAAGACACACTAATTCGAGTTCTTATTGCTTGGTCACTTGTCGCTACTTGCTTACTATTCATGCAACAAAAACCCTTGATAGTCTATCATGCTGATAGTAAATACGCTATTACTGGCAAGGTGGAAGAAAAACGAAAAATCGGAAAGTTATTCACTATCACGGTAAACGGGAACGTGTTTGTGGTGAGTGAAGAACGATATAAAAATATTGAGATAGGAGAAGAGGTGATGTTATGACATTCGTAGAACACAATAACCGCGAGAAAGCGAACAAATTTGCTGAGTATGTCACGGGTAAACCTTTACGAGAATACTTAGCAAACAAAGTAAAACAATATTGCGGTGAAAATATATCTGTATTTGATGGAGCTGCAGGTTCTGGACAATTGGAGCAGTTTATCAGTATGACTGATTTTCATGCAGTAGAAATTCAAAAGGAAAGTTGTGAAGCTTTAAAAACAAACTTTCCATATGCAACAGTGGATAATCAAAGTTTTTTTACTTATCAATCTGATATCCAAGTTGATGCAATTGCAATGAATCCGCCTTATTCTTTAAAGCTTAAAGAGTTACCAGAGGAAGACCAACAGGCTATCAAGGAATTATACCCTTGGAAAAAATCAGGTGTTGTGGATGATATTTTTTTACTAAAATCCATGAATTACACCAAACGTTATGGATTTTATATTATGTTTCCTGGTATTGCTTATCGTCAATCTGAAAAGAAAATGAGAGAGTTAGTTGGTAATAATCTCGTTGAATTAAATGAGATTCAAAATGGATTTGAGGATACTCCTATTAATGTCATATTCCTAGTAATTGACAAAGAGAAGAATACTCCTGAAATTTCCAAAGAAATTTATGATTGTAAAACTAAAAAAGTTGAATATCAAGAATCTGACAAATTAAATTCAGATTTTAACTGGGTAATACCTAAGAAACCAGTAGAGAAAGAAGAAATAGACATTGATAAAGTGAATGCTGAATTAGATCAAATGGCTATCGACCACCTTGAAAAACATTTAGCAAGTCAATTAGTATTGATTCAATTCTTTAATGCAGATATTGATTTAAAATCTTTTATCACAAAATGCCACAAAGTTTTAGATGATTATCTGCTAGCTTATAATTTTATGGTCGGTCTTGAATGAAACAAGAAAAGATAACAACCTACAGATTGTTAGAAGTTTGTGACTTAATTCCGGGCAAGCGTGGCAAGGTTTGTGACGGGACATATTTTATTTATGGCGCTGGCATGAATACAAAAGGCACGACAGATAAATTTAATTGTGATAGCCAGACTATTCGATTAACCAAAAAAGGCACGGTTGGTGCAGTCTATTTCCATAGAGATCCATTTTGGATGGACGATGATAGCTTCAGGGTTGAACCAAAAGAAATGATAGACAAGCGATATCTATTTCATTGGCTACTGATGAACCGTGAAGAGATAGAACGATGTGCAGATGGTAATAATCAACCAAGTTTATCACTAGCTAGATTATCAAAATTGATGATTGAAGTCCCTGATATGGAATATCAGTTAAAAGCGGTCAAGTTATTGGATGAAATGAGTGCTGGCTTGGATTTTTTTATAGATAATATCACACAAATTAAAAAGTTAGAAAGCAAGGTTTTGAGCTACTATAACGAGAAAATTGGAATAGCTTTAGAAAGAGAAGGTGATTAAATGGCAGTTGACGATAAATGGAATGGCGATTGGGCTTTATATCAAGGGGATACATTTGTCACAATGGGAACGTTACACGAAATAAGCGAATATACTGGCACTAGCTTAAGTGCCTTAAAACAGTATTCAAGAAAATGGCACCAAACGCATTTCCCAGAAAGAAGAGCTTTGATAAAAATAGAAGATGATGAAGAAAAAGAGGAGTTATTATGAACACACTAGAAAACGTAAAGCAATGGTTTATTGATCGTGACCTTGAAAGCGGTGGACGATTAGACAAGCAGACGCTCAAACTCAGTGAAGAATTTGGAGAGCTATGCGCTGGTTATCTAAAGAAAAACGAACAGCTTATGAAGGACAGTATCGGAGATTGCGCAGTCGTGATTGTCGGTCTAGCATTACTCATTAAGGAAGACGTCAATCAGATTTTTAAAGAGTCTGAGAATATCAGTAAAAAAGATGTACTTGATTGTTTCAACTTAATGAATGCTAATATCAGTGAATTTCAGTTATCTCAGAATCTTGCAAGTAAGGAAATGTGCAGACACAATCTGGTACGATGCATTGGTTATCTAAAAAATCTTGGATATGACTTTGATGAATGTTTTGAGTTAGCCTATCAAGAAATTAAAGACCGTAAAGGTCTATGGATTGATGGTTCATTTGTGAAATGGGAGGAATTACCTGATGGACTACGAGCAAAGATTAAATGATAAGCAAAGACTACGCTTTGCATTTATGTTAAAACAAAAGCGCAAAAATAATAAGTTATCACAAGCAAAACTAAGTGACATCTTAGGATACGCTCAATCAGATATCTATAAATGGGAAACGTGTAAGGCAAGACCTAATCTGTATCAAGTGGAAGACGTAGCGACATATTTTAATTTGCCTATGAATATTTTAATAGGGGAGGGATAGATTGACTGACATTGAAAAACGATTAAAGCAATTACCTTATACAAATATTAAAATCAAGTCATTACATAATGAAATTATTGGTCTTAGGTCTTCAAGTGTTAAGGGGCAGTCGTTTGATAATATGCCTAAGTCACCATCAAATAATAATCAGACTGAAGATATGAATATCCGTGTGATTGATAGGTCAGATGAACTCTACGAGGAAATTGCAGGGCTATATCAGAAGCAACAAGAAACAATCAAATGGATCGAGAATTTAGAAGACCCTATCGAAAATATCGTTATGCGCTTACTCTATATTGATGGCCTATCTTGGAATGAGGTGCAGATACAATTAAGATGCGGGCGGACAACTATTAAACGGGTAAGAAAAAACGCTATTAAAAAAATGGCACTAATGGCACTAAAAGGCACTAATTAAATGATATTATGATAGTGTCAGAAAAAGGCTGATGACTCCTATTTATATTTTTTAATTCGGTGTTAGGAAAAGTATTCATTGTTGATTTTCCTTTGCGTTTTTTAATTTTATAGTTTATATATCTCTAAACTTCCTAACACCGTTTTTTTCGGGAATAACAGGTCTCTCATAGGAGAGATAAGGATCTAGACCTTGCATAAGCGGATTCGTCGACGTCTGCATGGATGCCAGTAGGTGCAAATCCTACTATTCTCATGAGAGGTCTTACATGAAGTCACACAATAACCGTGTGGCTTTTTGTTTTGGAAGGAGAAGGGGAGGTGATGGACATTGGGTTAAATCAAAGACAAAAGATGTTTGCGAGCGAGTATTTGAGGACAGGCAATGTCTATCAATCCGCAATATTCGCAGGATACAGTGAAGCTTATGCTAAAACAACTGCTAGTAAATTGCTAGAAAATGTAAGCATTAAAACGTTTATACAAACAGAAACCGAAAAGATGCACGACAAGAATATTCTGAGTGCTAAAGAGGCTCTTTCGATTCTTTCGGACATTGCAAGAGGTAAGCGGCTTGAAGAAGTTTTGATGATGAACCCAGTAACTGGTGAAGTAGACAGGGTTATGAAAAAAGCTGATAACAATACAGTTATTAAAGCAATAGCTGAGATATTAAAACGATATCCAACTGCTAAGCAAGCTGAAAAATTGGAACTTGAGATCGAAAAACTAAAATCACAAATCGGTACGGATGACGAGCATGATGATAAGCTTGTTGAATTCGCTAAGGCTTTGAGAGGCGCTTTTAATGACAAGTAAATTCACCCCTAAACAAGAGCAAGTTCTTAAGCGGGTTTTAAGTGATGATTTTTTTATTTGTGGTCTGCATGGTGCAAAGCGTTCAGGTAAAACCGTTTTAAACAATATGATTTTCATGAATGAGATCGCACGAGTGAGAGAGATAGCTGATAGATTAAACATTGATGAGCCGATGTATATTTTAGCTGGTACCTCTTCAACGTCGATACAAAACAATATCATACAAGAACTTTATAACATGTTTGATATTGAGCCGAAATACGACAAGCACGGAGCGTTTACTCTTTGCGGGGTTAAGGTGATTCAAGTCTACACTGGTTCAATTTCAGGACTAAAGCGAGCCCGTGGATTTACTGCATTCGGGGCTTATGTAAACGAAGCATCACTTGCTAATGAACAAGTGTTCAAAGAAATTATCTCACGTTGCTCTGGAGAAGGTGCACGGATTGTTTGGGATAGTAACCCAGATATCCCAACTCACTGGCTCAGACGAGATTATATCAACTCTGGAGACGATATGATCATAGATTTTCATTTCAAGTTAGATGATAATACATTCATGTCTGATAGATACAGAGAGAATATTAAAAATGCTACGCCAGAGGGTGTATTCTACGACCGAGATATTCTAGGTTTATGGGTAACTGGTGAGGGCGTAGTCTATCGTGATTTTAGTGAGAAGATGTTTGTGGATAATATACCAGAAGATATCACTAAATTCTATGCTGGTGTCGACTGGGGTTACGAACACTACGGTTCTATCGTGGTTATCGGAGAGTCAGCAGACGGATCTATCTATTTAGTCGAGGAACATGCACACCAACATGAAGAGATTGATTTCTGGGTAGGTGTTGCTAAAGACATAAAAAGCCGTTATGGGAATATCACGTTTTGGGCAGATAGTGCACGACCTGAACACGTAGCTAGGTTTCAAAGAGAACAAATCAAGACGTTCAACGCAAATAAAGCGGTCTTGTCAGGAATTGAAGAAGTCGCTAAGTTCATGAAAGCTGGGCGCTTTTTTGTTGTATCAGATAAAGTAAGCCGTTTTAAGGACGAGGTCTACCAGTATATCTGGAATGAGAAAACAGGCGAGCCAATCAAGGAAAATGACGACGTATTGGATGCCCTGCGATATGCGATTTACTCAAAACAAACACAACCAAAAGCAACCGTTAAGAGGAAATCTCTTTACGGTTTGTAGAAAGGGAGAACATGTATAAATACTTAACCTATCCACGAGATGGATATGAAGAAACAAATCTAAATGCTGAATTGATTTATAAGTTAATTCGCAAACACGCAAATGAGCGAGAGGATTTAAGAAAATTAAAGCGTTACTACATCGGAGAACATTCTATTCTTGGACATAAAAGGCGCAATCCTAACGCTCCAAACTTTAAAACGGTAGCCAATCATGCGAAGGATATTGCAGACACGGCCACAGGTTATTTTCTAGGCAGTCCGATTACCTACAACAACACAGGCGAGAGCGACCTTGAGCCGTTGCTGGTTGCATTTGATAACGCAGAAGTCGACCAAGTGGACACGCAGAACGCTCTTAACATGGCTATTTATGGGCGTGCTTACGAATACATCTATGTCAAAGAAGGCTTGAATGAGCTTGACTCAGCTAGTCTTGATGTCGAGAATACCTTTATCGTATATGATGATAGCATTGAACGCAGACCGTTGTTTGCAGTCTATTACTACGAGGTTAAGGACGATTCAAAAGACACTAAGACATACCAAGCAGAGGTTTTTACACAGAACTTGCATTATCACATTATTTTGAGTGATTCGTCAGGGTCGTATGTGAAAAAAAATGATGTTGAGCCACACCACCTTGGTCAAATCCCAATCATCGAGTATAAGAATAATAATTTTGCGATTGGCGATTATGAACAACAGATTAGCTTGATTGATGCCTACAATTCGTTAATGGGTAATCGTGTAAATGACAAAGAACAAGCGATTGAATCTATCCTTGTCTTGTATGGAGCACAGTTAGGAGACACGCCTGAAGAAACCCACAAAGCTATGTCTATCCTTAATGAAGAAGGGCTTTTGGAGCTTCCAATGGATTCTAAGGCTGACTTCTTGAAGAACTTGTTGGACGAGGGCGCTACTGAAATCTTACGTAAAGCCTTGAAAGAGGATATTTACACCTTTAGTCACGTACCGAACCTAACGGACGAAAAGTTCGCAGGTAATAGCTCAGGTGTCGCTATGGAGTATAAGTTGCTCGGACTTGAAATGATTACTAAAGTCAAAGAGTCCAACTATAAACGTGGGCTTAGACAGCGTATCAGTATTTTTGCTAAGTACCTAGGCCTACAACAGATTGCACTTGATGCAAATTCGATAGTACCTCAGTTCAGTCGTGGCTTACCTAAGAACTTACTTGAATTGTCACAAGTTATTAACAACCTTGAGGGTAAAGTTACGCTCAGACAGCTTATTTCTCTCTTGCCATTCGTTGAAGACCCTGACGCTGAATTGGAAGGCCTCGAGGAAGAAAAAGAGAAGAACATGGAACGTGTGCCGTTCTTTAACAAGGCAAACACGAAGCCAGAGGAAGAGGTAGCAGATGAAGAACGAGGAGTACTGGGCGAAGAGGAAGGCTAATCTTATCTATGAGCAAATGGATAAGGCAGAAAAGCAAGCAGATAAGTTTGATAAGGTCTATGAAGAAGCCAAGGCTTACCTTGATAAAGAAATAAATAAAATCTTTGATAAATTTCAGCGTGACTATGGCTTGAGTGAGAATGCAGCACGGCAGGTCTTAAAAACCATGAAGGACAAAAAAGACCTTGCTAATCTACGCAGAATGCTTGAAGCTAGACCGAACGACCCAAACATACAACGTTTGCTGGCTGATTTAGACAGTCCAGCTTATACCTACCGTATGAAACGGTTAGAGCGTTTAAGCGACGACTTAGACCGTATGCGTGAATCTATCTATCTTTCTGAAAAACAAGGGTCAGATGAGTTCTATGGCGACCTTATGAAAGATAGCTACTACAAGGCTACTTTTGACTTGCAACAACAGACGGGACTTGCTTACCACTTCTCTGGCTTACCTGAAACAGAAATCAAACGTCTACAGGCGTTTAAATGGACGGGAGAGGGCTATTCGGACAGGATATGGTCAAACACTGGGGCGCTTGCTTCAAGCGTGAAAGACGAGCTTTTAGTAAGTCTTATGACTGGTCGAAGCGTAAGAGATACATCTCAAGCGATCGCTGAACGGTTTGAGGTTAGCAAAGGCAAAGCAAGACGTTTGGTTCGCACTGAGTCAGCGTTCTTTCATAATCAAATGGAACTGCTAAGCTATGAAGATGCTGAGATTGAAAAGTACAAATTTGTAGCAGTGCTGGACAGACGCACATCTCACATTTGCCAGGAGCACGACAACAAGGTCTATAATACAGCCGATGCTGTTCCTGGTGTGAACTATCCACCTTTACATCCTTGGTGTAGGTCTACTACTATCGCTTATGACGAGGATGCAGATTATAGCAAACTAGAGCGCAGAGCTAGAAATCCAGAAACAGGAAAGACCGAGCTAGTACCTGCTGATATGAGTTATAAAGAGTGGTATGACAAGTATGTTGAGAAACCACGAGAACGTGAATTGAGCGGTAAGCAATTTGGAGCAGACCTTGATTATGTACGAAGTGATAAATTTGTTGATAAGTTAAAAAATCATCCAAAGACTTCACATATATCTGAACCTATCGCAAGAGTTTCAAGGCAGATGTTGCAGCATAGAAACGGGACGCCGTATGAAGATTACTATTTACTTGATGCGGAAACTGGGAGGGTTGTTGCATTGTCGAACAAGGCTCGAAAGAGAAAAGGTGTAGTTTATAACGAACAGGTCAGAAATGCTTTTAAAGAAAACCCAGAACAAAGTCTTATTTCAATTCACAATCATCCATCTGGTTATCCTCCTTCGCTCAGCGACCTTGCTTCATTGCAACAACGAAGCAAAAACAATACTGTAAAATATGGATTGACCATAGGCCATGATGGGAGTGTGTATTGGTATACTAAACCAATAAAAAAAATTAAACAAATTGATAATTATTTGTATCGAAATAGTATTGAAAAGTATCTCAGAAAGGGGTACAATAGTATTACAGCGCAAGAGTTAGCTCTCATGGATTGGAGTGAAAAATATGGTTTTGACTTTGGAAAAATTTAATGAAGTTTATAAACAACTCAAAGCTATCGATAGTAGTGAATTCGGTAATAGCGAGGATGATTCGATTCAAGAAAAAATGTCAACTGTGTTTGCACAACTATCTTTGGATGAATTGGATGAATTTGAGGAAATGTTAAAAGAAAGGAGCACCTAGAGAAATCTAAGTGCTTTTTTCGTGCTCAGAAAGGAGTAAATCATGTTTATTTGGGAATGGGTGTTGATTGCCCTGGGGTGGTTGATATTTATACCACTGGCATCTTTTATCTCTTTGTTTATGATAAATTTAATCAAAGAGCTTAAAAAAAGAAAGTAGGTGATCCATCATCTTGACTGGCAGGAACAGACTGCTATAAATCACTGTAAATTGCTATAAATCACTGTAAATTGCTATAAACCGTATCAGAATTGATGCGGTTTTTATATTGTCCGAGCATTGACGACATAAAAAGCCATGGAATTATACAGTCGGGGACGACTTTAAAAATAGGAGGTTCGTAATGAACGAAGAAACACAAACAGTCGAAACGGTTGAAGAACAAAAGGTGCCTGCAGAACCTACTATCGAGGAACAACCGCAAGACGAGAAGAAGTACACAGATGCAGACGTTGATGCTATCATCGACAAGAAGTTTGCTAAGTGGAAATCAGAGCAAGAAGCCAAGGAAAACGAAGCTAAAAAACTTGCCAAGATGAACGCTGACGAGAAACAGAAGTATCAGTTGGATCAACGTGAGCAAGAACTAGCCAATCGTGAACAGGTGCTTGCTCGTAAGGAATTGACCGCAGAAGCTAAAGCAATGCTAAGCGAACGTGGCTTACCAGTTGAATTAGTATCCGTGGTTGATTTGTCAAACGCTGAAGCCGTGACTGAATCAGTCGCAAGCATTCAGAAAACGTGGGAGGATGCAGTCCAGAAAGGTGTATCCGAACGCATGAAAGGTAGCGCACCTATCAAGACTGCGCCACAACAATCAACAGGGCTCTCAAGAGCTCAATTTTTCCAAATGAGCCATACAGAAAAGGCTGCATTGAAGCAGTCAAATCCTGAATTGTATAACTCATTTTTGAATTAACTAAAAAGGAGAATTTAAAACATGACACAAACTAAAATTGCAAACCTAGTAAATCCCGAAGTAATGGGAGATATGATTGCAGCTAAACTACCAAAGAAATTGCAAGTAATTCCATTCGCAGCTATCGACCGTACGCTTGTAGGTGTGCCAGGAGACACAATCACTGTACCATCTTACACATACATCGGTGATGCAGAAGATGTGAACGAAGGTGTAGAAGCTGGTGTAGTAGTCCTTGGTACATCTACTAAAAAAGCTACAATCAAGAAGGCTATGAAAGCCGTTGAATTGACAGACGAAGCTATCCTCTCTGGCTATGGTGACCCAGTAGGCAACGCAGAAAATCAACTTGCTCTATCAGTTGCATCTAAAATTGATAGCGATGCTTTGGAAGCACTTTTGAAAACAAACACTCGCAAGCATGACTCTAAAACTAAAGCAATCAGCTATGAAGTTATCGTGGATGCTATTGATTTGTTTGAAGAAGAAGTCAATACTGAAAAAGTGATGTTTGTCAATCCAAAACAAGTCACAACATTGCGTAAAGATCCTAACTTTATCTCAGCAGATAAATATCCAAACCAAGTTGTTATGACTGGTGAAATTGGTTCAATCGCTAACACTCGCATCGTCCCTACTAAGAAGGTTGCACTCGATACAACTAGCGCATTTTACACTTGCCCAATCATCAAACTTACTCATGATGATGAAACTGAAAAAGACACCCCAGCATTGACAGTTTACCTAAAACGTGATCCAAACGTCGAAGTAGACCGTAAATCTTTGAAACGCTCTACTGAAATCTCAATTGACGAGTTCTACACAGTGGCTGTTTCAGACGACTCTAAGGTAGTGCTTGCGGAAATTAAGAAATAATGAAAGTTAAAGCTATACAATCATTCAATGACTGGGAAGCTGGGATTAGACGACATGAGAATGAAGTCTTTGAAATTACGGACGAGCGCTTTGAAGTGCTTGAAAATAATTTAAAGGTTAGCTTCGGTGTGTCTATTTCGGATATCATTAAAATCATTGAAAAAGAAACCGAAACCCAAGGAGACGAGACGACTCCTTTAGATTAGGAGATCTTATGGAACTTGAAAAATTAAAAACGTTAACAGGCGAGAGCGACGAGGCTGTCCTCTCGTCTTTTATTTTAAGAGCTGAAAATATTATCTTATCTGAAACAAACCGAGACAAACTAACACCTGCCCTTAAAAGACTTATCCCAGAGCTTGTAATTGAGCTTTACAACCGTTCAGGGAGCGAGGGGGAGCAGTCAAGAAGTGAAGGTGGTATATCTGTTACCTACGGAGAAAACGGGTTGTCTACGGGCGTTTTACAGCGTGTACGAATGCATAGGTTAGCAAGGGTGGCTGGTCATGTTTTTGAAAAAGAATAGACTGAAACCATATCCTCTTAGATGGTTTAAAAAAACTGTATCAGATGAGGGTGTTGTTAAAGAAGGATATGCGAGTGAGGTTACTGAAGTAATGCTTGAGCTTTGGCCAGCGACTAGTAAGCTACAATCTGAGATTTACGGTGACCGTGTCAATGATATCTTGAATGCGAATGCGAGCAAAAATGTAGATATCAACGTTAAAGACGGGGTCTGTATTGACAGCAAGACAGAGGTCACGCATCGGGTTATTTCAAAGAAAGTATACAGTCAACATCAGGTTTTGGAGGTAGAGCGTGTCAGAGCTTCTAGGGGCAGATAGGCTCATCGCTAAATGCCGTAAATTAGCAAGCAAACAAGCAGGCGATGATATCGTCAGGCGTGCGGTCTTGAATGCGTGTAAAAATGTAGTCCAAGCAGATGCTAAACTAAGAGCGCCAGCAAATGATGGCGAGCTGAGAAAAAGAATTAGAGTAAGGGTTAAAATGGAGGGCGACCGAGCTGTTGGAGAGGTTTATACCAACCTTAAATACGCTCCTTACGTTGAGTTTGGGACAGGGCCGATAGGACAAGCTAACCATTTGGGTATCTCTCCAGAGGTCAGCGTGACTTACAAGTCTAATCCGTGGTTCGTGCATGAAGACCAGATTGACGTAGGACATTACCACTTCCAAAAGATTGGGGAGTTCTATAAAATGTACGGTCAGCCAGCACAACCTTACTTGTACCCCGCCTTGAAAGACAATCACGACCGCATATCAAATAACATTTCAAAATTCGTTAGTAGAAAGATTAGAGAACAGATAAGATGATTAATATTAAGCCAGTTATTTATAAAGAATTGCAGAAGGTTGCAGATAATGTGACCGACACTTATCCAAGCGATTGGGAGAACTTCCCAGTCGTTATTTTTTTGGAAGAACAAAACAAGCCAGGCGACTGGTTCGACGATAAAGAACAAAAAACAACAATTCGCTATAAGGTTGATATCTTCGATAATGATAGCACTAGCAACCTCGCAG